TACCGAGAAGATTGATTGTTCGGTTGTTGGGAAACCAACGACTGAACAGGGATCCGGCGGCGTCGAGCGTAAGGCTGACTCCTCGTTCTAGCATGGTATTACACAACATAGGAAAGACTTTTGGGTCTTTCCTTGCTGCTTTAATAACATCTATAGGAATGGGTGAAACCTCATTACCGTCGAGAAATATCCTTTTGGCTATTTCCGCACGGGAGGGGAACCCCCCCCATGAGCGTGTCGTCTTATCTTTAGATATTGGAACATCTAAAGTGGACATCATGCGTTCATAAACATCCGCAACCTGATTATTAAAGATAGAAACGTCGTCTCCTATAATAACGTACTCTCTGAAGCGTGAAATACCGCATTCATGGGCACAATATTCTACGAGAGCGTGGTGTAGCAAGGCCATGGAGGCCCATGAGGAGTAAAACCCCATTGGTTGTCCTACGCCGTATCTTACCATTTTATCTTTAGGAAAAGCTGCGAAAGTTCGGTCGCTTATAAGTTTTAACCATGCGTTTGCCATATCTTCAGATCAAATGGCTGCTATCAAGTCCCCTTCTAATATACGGGGTATTCTGTCGGTAGCCGTTTGTAGATCAAATGAATGGCACGGTGCCCCTCTTTTAGTCGCTTCGCGTGTCAAAACCGCGACTCGATTATGAGAGTTGGTACCATCTGTTTCAAGTGATGCCAGGAACCTGTACAGTTCCCGATGCATGGGATACAGCGCTTGCTGTGTCCAGAAATCAGATATCGCAATGACTCTAGTTTTACCTGCTGCTTCTTGGAGGAAACTCAATTTAGCAGTCAGGCCGGAGCATTTAAGATCTTTGTAGGTAGAAATATATTTATTTATTTCAGCCATAAGTAATTCTGACCCCGTAAGGGAGCAGTATTCCTTGATAGCTGAATAAACATTCACATCCTGGCTTATAGCAAGTGCATCAACGTGGGAATAGAAAGTGGCTTGACCGTTAGGTCCTGCCTTTGTAGTCCCACGCATTTGTGCCTTAGCTCAAGAAAGATCATTTGGTTTAAATTTACGAGCTCATAAGCGTAATCAACGAGAAAATCCTTGTCTCCACAATGATATATCAACGCCGGATCTAGTGATAGATTCCGTTGAGTAATCCAGTTCGAGTCTAATCTGGGTGTATTGACGAAGTATTGTCAATACTGCTTGGACCTCGTGGTGATCAGCAGAAGTGAGGTATTTCTTAAATCCTTTCAAAGATTTCGGAAATCCTTCATGGTCTGATGATCGGAATAGCATTGGTTCAAAAGGGAGCTTAAGAGCCGTCTTCACGGCTATTAAGTATTCCCCTTTTAATACCCTCAAAGCCTCCTTCTTTCCTCTATGGAGTATGAGTTTATTAGCGTGAACAATTCAGTTCTTAGCCAATTTAGTGAATATGGG